GAAATTACCTACGACGGATTGTTTTATGGGTTCGGGGTTGCGCACTACGGCTGGAAGACAGTCAAAAAGAACATCATCAAGAAAGTTCCCCGCGTTCATACTCAGACGACCAGTGTCAATGGAAACCTGATTCAAATTCCTACTGAGTCAAAGGACGAAGATGATTTTGTCGAAAAGATTGTCGGCATTTTGGAAATCAATCAACCCATGCTTGAGCATGTGCCGATTCGCAGATTTCGATATGCGCCCGATCTTCGCCGAGGTGATCCGCGATGCTCAGAGTGGTGCGGTCGGCTCATTTATGTGACAGGATATGACCTGGACGCCCTTCGTAACACCGAAGGCTGGAATATCCCTACCCGCGCTCAACTCGTCGCACTGACAACTCCGCAGATGCAGAGCCAGGCGGCAACCAATCCACTGGAGACGCTTGGTTCCAATACTGGCAATCCCGTCTTTCAGCAGACCACGACGCCACAAAAAGCGTATCCAGAGAATTACACGGAGCGGACAGCGCATGACCCCCTGATGCGCAAATTCGAAGTCTTCGACTATTGGACTGCAGACCGTCATGCGGTTATTCTTGGCAAAGAGTACGTGCTGCTGAACGAGACGCACAAATTTGGGCGTCCGCCGTTTCTTGGATTCTGTTTCCGCAATGCGCCCGACTCGGCGCACGGCTACGGCATCGCATTTTGGCTGACCGATTTCCAGCGCGTCTGCCAGGGCGTCATCAATGCTTTCTTGGATGACATGAACTTGAACTTGATGGGTACCTACACGGCTCCTGCGGGCACTACGAACAGTGCGCAGGCGCAGTGGATTTTCCCAGGTAAGGTTTTCAAGACCGATGCCGCAGGTAAGGTTGAGCCGATGACGCGCAACGCGGTCAATGCTCAAGAGCCGCTCTCGGTAATCGCCCAGATGAAACAATGGGCGGCTTCGATCACAGGGGCGGGGCCGAGTACTCTCGGGGCGGCTCCTGGTCCGTCTGGCGCGATGCGGACTCCCGCAGGTGCAGAGGCGGTCTCTGGCGGCGAGTCGGTCAAGCTCCAAGACTTGGTGGATGTGATTTCGGAACAGATATTCATTCCGTTCATCGAATTCTGTATCGAGCAGAATCAAAAGCTCAAGCCATCTCAAGTACGCGCGATGCTTTCGCAGGCCCTGGGTGATGCATTCAAGGCCACGCCGCTCGATATTCTTAACGGTTCTTACCGAGTCGATATTTCTGCGGCGACGAAACTCGCGGCGCGGGAAGCACTGAACAAATACATGGGCGTGCTGCAGACATTCCTGCAATCGCCAGGCACGGTAGAAAATCTTGCCGTCCAGGCCATGAAGCTCGACTACAACGCCATGTTCGAAGCTCTCTACGATTCCTTCGGCGTGCCGTACAAGGAAAAGATTATCGTGCCGATGAACGACGAAGACAAGGCGCGCATGGCCGCACAGACACAACAGGCCGCCGCGCAGGGCAAACTGGCACTGGTGCAGGCGCAAGGTGAAGTGAAGAAAGATGTGGACAACAACCAGGCCGAAAATCGGATGTTGATTGAAACAGGCAAGCACACACTGAAGACGCATGGAGCAGACCATCAGGCGAGTATCGACGCGGCGCAGGCGAAAGCCGAAGCCGCGACACCGCAAGCCCAGGGTCTCGACCGAGCCGCGAAGGGTGCGTTTGCGACGATGGACAAATCAGCTTTCGGGCAGTAATCATGGCCGTGGTAATTAACATGGCCATGGGACGGAGCATAACATGAGCAGCAATCCCAATCCCATCATTGAAGGGGGCTCGCCCTTTCAAACAACCACGACCCCAACAATCGAGCGGGCGAACCGCCTGATGGGCCTTCGCGCGCATCCAGGGTTCGCCGACCTGGTGCGGATTTCGCAGGAGATGGTGCAAACAGCGGCGGATCAGTGCGCTGATTATCCTGGCTGGGACCCGCTGCAAATCACCGTTCTGAAAGTTCGCATGCAAGTCGCGAAAGAGCATCATCAACTTCTGTTGGCCCGAGTTAATATGGCAATCGAAGCGGGAGTCGAAGAAGCCCGCGCGTTCGTTTCATCCCTGCCCGCCGTCTCCCCCGAAGAAGCCGTTAACAATGGAGACCTGGTTCGCCAAAAAGTGCTGGAACAATTCGAAAACATGGAAATGCGGCCAGCAGGGTCATACTAGACCAGTTGCTGAAATCTTATTACAAGTTTTTGACTTTCCTTTCCATTAGTGTAAGTTCACTTTAGGGAGCGTCCAGCAATGAGCACTAATCCAGTTGTCCTGAATCCCGTAGTCATGAATGACGAGTTGGCGAAGGCTGTCCACGGCGCGCTTGACCCCGAAGATATCAAAGCCGCGATTCTGGCAGAAGCGGCCAAACAGACCACTGCGGCCACGCAGACGGCGGCTGATACTGCGGCACAAAAAGCGGCGGCGGACAAAGCGGCTGCCGATGCCGTTGTAGCCACGGAGCCTTTCAAGCGCGTGGAAGTGATCGGCGGACGAGAGTTTACATTCGAAGCCGAGAGCGAGCTTGAACTGGAGCGCGCGGTCAACAACGCTTATAAAGTTGCCTACGCGGTTCAGGAGTCTGCGCCAGTGGCTGCAGCGACCCCTGCCGCCCCTGTGGTGCCACAAAAGACTGCAGAAGAAATTGCAGCAGAGCGCGCAGAGTTGGACCTGAAGTTTAAGCGCGGAGATATCTCAACAAAAGAATATCTTGAGCAGTCTGGAGCCGTGGCGGATTACTTGGCCAGCCAGGGGATTTCAATCGATAGGCTAAAGTCCACAGTTGACCAAAACGAAAATACGCAGTATAAACAGTCATGGGAACAAGCCACTGACTCATTTTTGAACAGCACTGCGGGCGCAGATTGGCCAGGCGGCACAAAGAATCTCAAACTGATCGGCAGAATTATTGCGGCTGATCCGAAATTGGCTGAGGCGGAAGACAAAGTCGCCGCGTTGGCGCAAGCCTATAATCAAATGAAAGCGGATGGTACGGTTTTTCCGCCCGAAGACCCCACACTTGTGGATGCAACTCAGACGCCCGCTGCACCCCCCACTCCAGTAGTTGTGCCTGCAACCCCCGCTCCCGTAGTCGCGGCTCCTGCGGCTCCTGCGCCGCGCGTAGCGGCAACATCGTCTTCTCTCTTCGGAGCAAGTTCAGGCGTAAGCGCAAATACCGCCGTGCCAGCAGCAACAACCACCAAAGTGGATGTCCCTTCAAATGCAACACCAGAAGAAATTCTCGATGCGTGGAAAAAGGCACAGGTCGCCGCAGGAAAAAATCCCGACGACGCTTTCAAAGAGACCTTTTCTGCCCGTCGTGCGTAGGCATTCGAGCGTGCTGGCCACACGCTTTTAGGCGCGTACGGGGAGTGCAAAGACGCTCCCCACGCAGCCCCTTCCAAAGTTTTTGACTTTCCTTTCCTATAGTGTAGGGACTTGAATTGAGCAGTTAGCCCATACTGGGCACAAGGAAATACGACCATGATTTTACCGCCTGGCGTGCAGAGTACGACTCTTGCCGCTTTCCCACAGATCGCATACGACCGAACCGCCATTCTTGAGTGGCAGTTCAACACTCCGTTCCTGGAAGAGCTTTGCGACTTCCGACCTCTGCCGCGTCGGTCTGGTCGGACGCTCCAGTTCTACGGGCAAACTCCGTATGCTGCCGCGACCTACGACCTGTCTGAAGGTATCCCAGGGCCGTCACTCCAGTTGAACCAAGTTTTCAGCGATGCATTCGCCGATGAATACGGCGACTGGATCGGCATTTCGAACGTCGCACAGCAAATGTTCCTTGCGGACATCACGCTGGACGCGAGTCGCAACCTGTCGTATCGGGGTGCTCTGACGAGCAACCTGATCGCGATTAACGGCTTCGAAGCCGCTGCGACCGCTCAGGCTTCCGCCCGCATCGACTTGCTCGACAACGAATTCATGCTTTCCAACACGATTCGGAAGTGCGAGTCCCAATTGATGGGCAACGCGGTTCCTGGTCGCGATGGTGGGCTCTATACGTCGGCTCAGCACCCGTACGTTGTGTACGACTTCATGTCGGACAACAGCGCGGGCTCTGCCGTCGATACGCTGAAGCGATCCGAATCGGGTGCGAATGTCCTGAAGTCGGACATGACGCGCGGCTACACCGTCCTGGAATGGGCGGGCGTCCGCATCATCCGTACCCAGACCGTGCCGACCTACACCAACTACCCGTCCACGGGCAAGACTGGTTATGCGTCGTACGTTGTGGGCCGCGAAGCCATGATGGCTTCCGAGTTGCTGGGCCAGCGCGTTCCGCGCAACCCCAGCTTCAAGGTGAACGTCAAGACCTTCGGCGATAACGACATCGACCTCAGCAACCCCATGTTGCAGACACGAGCAATCGTGAGCTACGACTGGTTCCTGGGAGTCGTTGCCCGTCCGAATACGAACAACACTCCTGGCTTCCGCCGAGTGCGCTGCGAAGTCAGCGCGGTGTAGTCGGGACCTGAAACCAAGATCGGTTTTTGCACGACAAATTCGTAGGTGGGTTGAAATCCCCACCCCGAGATTTTCTTTGAATTGACAGGAGAACTACCGTGTCTAACGCTTCAACCATTCGTCGGCAAGTCGCAGGAACCCAGCAATTGACTCTCGCGTCGTTGCTCGGCTCGACAATTACCACAACGGAGACCGCGTTCAAGCTGAACGATAACGGTCTGACCTTGACTGGCGGGGGCGTCGTGCCTCTGGCTGCAGGGAACACTGGGCTGTACGCGGGCACTGGCCAGGTTATTTGGATTCACGCTGCGGGTACGATTACGGGCGGAACCGCCAGTTCTACCTCGCTGATTCTCAAACTGTACGAAGTTCCTGCGTCTTTGCTGCCCATCGCCGATACGCTGGCTGGTCAGCAAACCTTCACAAGCTGGAACCTGATTGCCACGTCGGCGACGGGAGTCCTCAGTTCGGGTGTCACCGCTGGAAACTTCTCCGTGGACGCTTATGTCCAATTGGACTCGCAGTACAATCTCGACGGTTGGTTCGAATCGCAGGTATTTGCGTCTACGACTGGCGCAAAGACCGCCATCACTGCAGTCAAGGGTCTGGTCGGCGAAGCGGATTTGAACTTTGCTCTGACCACCACCTTGGGCGGAACCGAAGCGGGCGTTACCGTCAACCTGAACGAATTCGAACTCTCGCTCGTGTAGTCCTGAGCGAGCAACAATTTCTTGACACCTCCACCCCTCAGCACCAGTATGGCACTGAGGGGTTTTCTTTTATGCTGCCGCTTGATGATGTCGCGTACGATTCCATCTCAATAGAAGAATGGAAAATGAACACGATGTTTGACAGTTTTCTGGACTTTCGTCCCCTGCCGCGCCGATACAAAAGCATCTGGCGCGTGCTGCAT